CAAGAAATTAATATTGTAAAATCTAATTAAACTATCGCTGCCAAATACAAAATCAGTTTGTCTTGTATAAATGGTCCAGCCATTTTTGCTACTATCTCTGATAACAGAAATTAACCATGCTCTTGATTTACTAGCTTTACTGAATGAATTTTCTGTATCAATGTCGTCTTGAATCACTGTCCATGATGGTAATGTGTTGTTTAACGCAACTGCAAAACTTTTCTTATCTGCAATTAAACCTAACAGTGACTCTCTAGTTGCATCATCAAAGATTCTAGGTAATGGAGGAATAATGCTTACTAACTTTCCTGATCGTAAGGGTCTGTTAATTTCTACAGGGCCATTACCGCCTTCTAAAAATCCAACAAACTCGCCTGAAATTTCTTCGTTGCCAAGGCCGTCGCCTCTAACGTCTTTAACAGAAGCCCATGTATACGCACCAGTATCTTCGTCAATAAATTTTAGTATTGAATTAGGACGCAGGCCTCGTAAGAAACCAGGAGTAGTGTAACCTAGTCTCTGTGGTTTTCCATTCTCATCTGCAATAAAACCATTGGCACTATTGTAGTCTACATAACCGGGCTTCCACTGATAATACTCATTAGTGTTTAAAATTGGAAAAGTAGTTTGTGTATTCGAGGAGTCTAGATCCAAGCTGGCATAATAGAAGTTTAATAGTTCTAAGCTGCTTAATTTCTTTTCAACAAACTCATCTAAGAAGTCAACATTTCTTCTAGATCCAACATCTGCAATAAACTTACTATTAATTGTATTTTCAACGTACAAATAGCCGTCATCTGCAAACTCTATTAATGGTCTATTTTTGCCTGTAGGATCTCTTAGGTCGACATAGCGACTGTGGCCGGCAAATGTTCTGTTTTCTGCTTTAAGTAACAGTACATCGTTGTTCAGTGTAGGTAGCATACCGTTGTAGTCGTCACCTGTGACCATACGGTTTTTACTGTAAAACACTTCCGGCGCATTGCTTTTAATTTCATCAATAGATTCTGCAGGAATACCAGTTGTCATGTTATCTTGGAGTTCCAAGGTCATTAACAAGGTATGTTCATTGCCTTCTACGTTAGTGTACGTTAACTTAAAACGTATAGGTTCAATCTCACCTGCTTTGATTCTAACATAACTGTTTTCTGCTAGTCTATACCAAATTTTAACATTACCAGTAGGAGCATTAGTAAAGCTACCATCGCCAAATTTAATACTAGTAACATCTGCACCGCTGTAGATTACTTCATACAGATCTCGCTCGGAACTACCAGTGCTGTTAACAACAATATTGGTATAGTCTAGGTTACCAACACGCTTCCATGTTTTTAAAATGGCACCAGTGCTGTCAACTGTTTGCACAAAAAAGTCTTCTTCACTGATATTTTGTGTTTGCTCAAGATCAACAATAAGATTACTTTGTGGGCTAGTAATAGAAACGTCTTTATAGGAAATATTTCCTTGCTTGGCCATTACAAAGAAACCTGTCTTGGTACTACCAACGCCACGGCCGTCGTTTCTGTACATCAAACTAAATGATGCATCATAATCGGGATCAACTTGTGACAGCATGCCGTCAGTGTCAATTTTCACAGGCAACAAATCAAATGCAAAACTAGAACCGTCTGCTAATAGCGCAACTGGCCTATTGATAATAGGCTGACTGTTATTAAACGCATATGTTTCAAATATATTCCCGCTAACAGAGTTTACTATACGATTAGTTGGTGTACCAAACGGATTAGTTGAGCTAAATGCGCTGTTAATAATTTTCATAAAGCGCTCATACTCTAACTCGCTTGGGTCTGCACCCCATGTCACTACAAGGTTGTTTAGATCTGTACCACTGCTATCAATGATACTTTCTGATGTTACAAGGCTAGTAACTTTTAAAAAGCCAATGGCAGGACGAACACGCTTAGGTTTGTAACTAAGCATACGGGCAATGCGTAGAACACTTTCTCTTTTTTCTGCTGTATCTAAAATATTTTCTCTAGCATTTAGGTCGCTACGAAACGCTAAGTTTTGACCTACATAAGCAACAAGGTCTAGTAGTGCAATGAATTCACTGCTTTGAATGTAATCATTAAATTCTTCAGCGTAGTTTACCTGCATGTAGTTTACCATGCTTTGGCGCAAGGTGTCGAAGTCATAGCTTGTAAATTCAGCATTTCTAAAACTGGTATAAATTACTGTCCAGTCCTCTGCTCCGTATAAATTTTCCTGTCGTATAGCTTTAGCCATTTATTATCCTTCTAACCTCTCGGTTGCTGATGCTCGTTCAAATGTTGCAATTAATTCTGTTACTGTTGAATCTGGTCTATATCGCAAAACAAGTTTAACAGTTAATGTTTGCATATCTATATTTTCTTCGACTGTTGCGTCTAATAATTCTAGTCTAGGGTCTTTAGAAACAATTCTAACACAGTCATCTCTTATTAACTGTACTGTGGAATCATATAGTGGATCGAATAGCAAGTCCCAAACTATGCTGCCATATGCTGGACTCATAAGGCGTTCGCCTTTACGAGTGTAAAGCTCGTTTAGTAGATCTCTTTTAGCAAGATCTACGTCGTAGAGTTTGAAATTACCAAACTCTTTATTTACTGTGCTGAAAC